TCTGCCTCATCTTCTGAATACTGGGGGCAAAGGTCGGGCCAGCTTGAGTAGCTGGCGGTTCCATAGCTTTGCGGATTCGAGCTTCTGCTTCCTTTATGTTTTTTACTGTCATACTATTCCTCCGCTCGGCTTCGGCGCACAGTTTCCTCGCGCCTTTCAGCTCTATTTTCTGCTTCTTCAGGTTCCATCATTGCCTCTTCGCCTGCCGGTGCCCTGCCAGCGCCACCACCTTCCATCAACGGAAGCATCGGCTTAACAGATTGCCCGACACCGATACCGCCCTTTGCCGGCTCCAGCCCCATAGCACCTCCCCTTGCCCTATCCCTCAGCACCATTTCAAGTTGTTGCAGTATCATTTCGGCCTCAATATCCTTACCCTGAGCCTCTACGAAATTACCGTCTTTATCTGCAAGGCTTCTGAGCCGGCGGTTAAGAGTAATGGCAATGTCGCCCTTTTCGGCCAGTTCATCCCTCGATTCGTTTATCAGCCCGCCGGGGTCATCCACCTTCAGAGTTTTTTCATAAACATAATGCCGGGGCAATCCCATTGCCAGATGCTGCTGTGCTATGGCTGTGTTGGCTATGTCCTGCTCCGGCGAAACGGAGTGGAACTCATACCTGGTGGAGAATTTCTTGTCAATCTCGCTGTTTGAGTATTCCCTCTCTTCTCCCTCATCGCCAATTTCAACACTGTAACCGCCCTGAATATACTGCTTTTTTATCATCTGAGAGGCAGCCCTGTAGAATAGCGCAAGGGCATTAAGCCTCGGTGTAAATATCGCATCCTTGGTAGATGTCAGCTTGGAGATAGCAACAGCACTCAGTGGGAAACTGAGGTTGCCGTAGTCTATGTTAGGCAGACCACCACGCTGCAAGGCACCAACCAGCATATTATAGAGTAATCTGGTAGCATTATTAACATCAGCAACAGGAACTAATTTGAAACCCCCGCCTTTCTCAACCGGTATAACCTTCCGGCGCCCAAAGGGATTAGGTGGCTTTTCTGCCTCTGTCCCTTCCTCGCTCCCATACTCCAGTGAGCCCTCAAAGCTCATATCGGTAAGGGTCATCATAATAGAGGCTGCCCTGTGCAGCTCTGGAATCAATCCCCGGTTAGGCGCAAAGATACTCTCCCCCTGGTATTTCAATATGCCGACATCCATAAAGCTCTGCAAGCCAGCGCCTGACTTCTGGAAGATTAAGGGTGGATAACCGAGGCCGTGTTCTCTCTTTCTTTCAGGGTGCTTCTTTGCGTCATTAGTCTCTGAGCCACCCTTGTATAACCTCGTGGCTATATAAAGCTCATTGACCTCATCATCCCAGAAGTCGGTGACTAAAGCGTTTTTGCCCCTGATGACGATTCCATAATCTCTTTCAATCTGCGCCTTTGTCCGGGTAGTCTCATAAGCGCCCCATATCAGCCCAGTTGAATCAGTCTCATACATAAAGTATCTGGTATCAAGCGGAAATATCTCCGGGATGAATTTGTCTCCCTGTTCCCTCATAAGTATTCGTGCTGCTATCGCTCCCCGGTGGAGTATCTGCTCGATGAGGAATCCATATAAGCTAACGAAGAGGGAGTTTGCCAGCATCAGGTCATTGGTGTAATAGATATCCTTGTAAAAATTCTCAAGGGTAGTCGCCTCTGTATCGGAAAGGTTTTTCCCAACGATATAGCGGTGCATATTGGCGCCGTTCATTATAGCGACACAGCGATTGGCATAGACCATAGCCTCATTCATTGTTACATTGATAACATCAGGAGTCTTCTGGCCATCAAGGTCTTTCATACCATCCCAATCGAGAATAGCCATCTTCTTATCGGCGTCCATCCGCTTGAAGAGGTCGCCCATTTCCTGTTTCTTGTCAATGACTAGCTGGTAGTTCTTTTCGTAAGCCATATAGTCTGCTCCTTAGTATCTCCAAACTTGCGAGCCACCGCCACCCTTTTTCTTGCTGAAGGTCATCATAACAGCATCGCCGACATCGGGAGACTTGCTGCCTCTATCCTTTGCATCCTCTTTGCTCTCTATCTGGAGAAGCCCCTTTGTGTTGTAGGTATACCGTATATCGGCGAGTTGTGCCTTCAGCTTCCCGTTGTTTGGCAAATCCAATTCGCCGTCAGATAACTTCCGGTTAAAGTCCCACCATCCCTCAGCCCTGCGGTTGAGGTAGCGTTCCGTGTCAAGTGCCGGTTTGCCCGAATCAAACTCAACAATCTTATACTCTTCCCCGATTTCCTTCTTTAGAATATCGTAGACGCCGGCACCAAGCCCGACCACATCAACATAAGTTCTGACCGGTTTATATTCTTTGATGAGGTTTGCAGTCCGGCCGGCAGTGTAGGTTGACTCCTGATGCCCCCAAGTATGAGGTTCAAAAACCTTGTTACCCTGTCTGATGGCGAAGCAGCACTCGTCATCGCCGTATCTTGCCACATCAAGAGCAGCGACCTTGAGCGACTTCTCATAGTCTTTCCGCTCAATCTCCCTTGCCATAGCGGACTCTATATCAGACAGCCGGCAAAGGTTATTGACACCGGCTTCAGGGAAGTCGCCCAGGGTAAAGACAGTATAGAGGTAAGAGCCCTTACCCCATTCCTTATATCTCTCTGCCACTTTCTGCGGACTGATAAGCTGGGGATATGGCAGTTCCTGTCCGCCCCACTTCTTTTCCCATTCCCCAGACTCTATATCATCCTGGGTTATACCAAAGTAAGCCAGGTTCGGCGTATTAAAGGCAGAAATATGGAATTTTTTATAGAGGTCTGAGTTAAAGGTATCCCGGAAAGCACCTACTGATTGAGTCGGGTTAGACAGCAGGAGCTCATGTGTGTTGCCAGTAGAGAGAGGATTTTCAATGGCACCGAAAATATCGCTTGAAAGGCCAGCAGCATCATCGCCAACCACCAGCACATTTACATTATGATAGCCAAGCATCCGCTCCGGCTCATCGGTAGCAAAGCCTATAGCAAACCAATCATCGGCTATCTCCAAAGATTTCCGGGTCAGGTTGCCAGAAAGTGCCATCTTGGATTCATTAAAGGCAAGCCTTATTTCACGCCACAGAACATCCTCGACCTGCCTGTTAGTCGGCGCTGTAGTGACGACAGTTGCCGGGGGAAAGTTATAAAGGAAGGCAAGAACAATCCTGGCAGCGTCATAGCTCTTACCGGAAGCCTCACAGCTCCGAACAGTTGTTCTAGGATAATAAAAAGTAGACTGAGCAATAGCCTTCTGCATACGCCAGAGCCGGCAACCCAGCACCTTTTCAATCCACCAATCAGGGAATTTCCTTGCCTGAGCACGGATTCTAGCATCCACTTCAGGCGTCCTCACCAACTCACTAGCCACCGACAATCGTGTCACCCCCTCTGTATGGCGCATAAGCCTGGTCCCACTCTGGATAAAATCCTGAGTCCTCGGGAGCCGGCGGTGATTTCTTGGATTTATCCTTCAAAAAATTCCAGCCTATTGCCCAGTGGACAAGAGAGATTACCCTGGGTGATTCCTCCTGACAAACCGGGCACAGTGCAGTCTTTGAAGCCTCGCTGAGAGGGCATAATTTCTCAAATTTACCGTGCTTGACGCACTTGTATTCGTAAATAGGCATTTAATCTACCTCTTTCTCCACGCCATCCAGCCACCTATCCTGACCGCCCAATACATCAGCACCCTTTTCCACTTCGCCACGCCCAGGTCTGCCATGGCATCTCGGAATATCCTATCAGCTTCCGCTCGGGTAAATGTAGCTGTTTCACCCTGATATATAGCATCATGGACAACGGCAGCCTTAGTATATTTCCCCAACTTTGGGATAATCAGTCGGCACAACCTCGGCACTGAGGCGAAGTCAGTCTCGAAACCTCTCGGTATTCTTATTTGGTAATACGCCCTCGCCCAATAATAAGTAAACCCATGGTGAAGCCTGAACCGCTTACCGCTCTCCATTACCTCAACAACCAGCGGCGTCTTAAAACTGTTCCTCTCCCTCTTCACTCTATACCTCCCAATGTCATTATAAAAAGGCAACTCCATTTCAAACTACCAGCTTCGACCGTGATGACATTATACAAACCAGTTCAGGTCTGCTCTCTTCCGCCCCCTCTGAGAAGCCACCAGGTCGAAATCTGGAGCATTCCAGACTGGGTAGAAGGGCAAACCTGCAACCCCCCTCTATGTGATTGAACTCGGCACACTCCGTGGCACACCGCATCTTTATCCGCCTCAGTTCTCCCCAGTCCATCTGCGGTTCGGGAACAGTAGCTCCCCACCCGCCTCTCCTGCCCCTTGGATATGGCTTTAACCCACTATTCTTTACCCGGCTAAGAGAATATGCCCGGCGCTTTAATATCCTTTCTATCGCCATAGCTACTCCTCCACCAATGATATATAAGCAAAGCACTGAAATACCTGACCGTTCTTGACCACATGGTTTATGACAATGGAATAATTCAACGGCAACTTTTTCTCCGCTAGATAATTAAAGAGTGTTCTGTGAATAATCTGTAACATCCCATCGGGAATTAAATCAGCCTCCACATACATTTCATGCCCGCAGGAACAGGTCGTGTTTACCCCATTATCCCGCAATACCCTAACAATATCCCGTATCGGCTCTTCTATGTTCTCGTAAAACTCGTTCATTCCTCCACCAATGGTAATTAAATCAATGGTAATTAAATCAATGGTATCTTAGCTTTGATTTTGGGTTGTTCTGCTCATTTCGAGACTGCCAAATTTTGAAATTGTGCGAGGGGGGCTATCACATTACCAATGCCTGTGATAATAAGCATCCCCCCCGCCCCGGAATGTCTCTTAAAGGGGAGGGGCGGTTACTCCCTAAGCAACCTTAACCCACAGAGCAACAGGGCAATCAAACCCAGTCCTGAAACGATAAAGTCTATCATACTGTCAGTTCCAATCAACCAGGGGGGTAAGGGGGGTCTTATCTACTCTTTCTCTCTCTCTACTCTTCCTCTACTCTCTCTGTGCAAAAAAGTGACCGCAAGAGTTATAACATAAAACAGAAAAGGTGACTCGAAAAGGTATTGACAAATGATAACTTTAGGTGTATCATTAGTTCAGGTAAGAATATAACTTAGGAGGAGGTTTTAGCTATGGTTAAGGATTTCAGGTCTACGAAAAGGCGTTGGATAAAACTATATCCAACGGAATCTCTCCAGGGCTCAATCCGATATCAGCTTAGTAGTGCCGAAAGGGGGGTATGGTTCGACTTGCTGTCGTTCAGCAGTCTTTGTAGTAACACCGGGGACATCTGTGACAGAGATGGTAACCCCTTTCCTGATACCTACATTGCCAACCGATTCAATGTTAAACTCTCCTTGTTAAAGAGCACTATTGACAAGTGCCTTGCCGAGGGCCGGCTTACCCGGGATGAGACGGGCTATCACATTACTAACTGGTCAAAGTATCAATCTGAGTATGACCGCCAGAAGCCCTACCGCCAGAAGAAGCGCCACCACCTCGAGGCAGCTCAAGCCCTCAAGGATAACCCGGAACTCGGATACGGTGAAGACCTGGGTTATACCTATGAGATGTTTTGCGAGGACTACGACGCCCTGGATAATCACCAGAAGGCTGGCGGGCTGGGTGATGACCTTGCCACCAGTCAATACTTCTGGGATAAGTATGGCTGGAGTAAGACCGATAAGACCGATATGAAGGGCACTAGGCTATGCCGGCTCTTTATGTCTGCCTTCAATGCTATCAAAGCTAATGACGAGAGCAACCCCGATAACCCCGATGATGAGCAGGTAGTCAAAGAGACTCTGGCGTCTCTTCAGTCTTGACCGCCGTCTCTTGCTGGTATTTATGGGCTATCTCTTCCGCATCGGCTAGCACTTCCCTGGGCTTTTTCTCCAGGGTTTCGGCACTCTTTGCCAGGTCGGAATATGTCAGGACTCCCCCGCTATGCTCTATCTTCTGCCGGGCTTTGCCGATAGCGTGGTCAATTACATATTCACACGCCCGCTGCAAGCCGGCAGAGAGCGTCTTATAGCCACGCTTGCGCTCTATGTGAGCCTGTAATATCCTTGCTGCTACCGGTGCGGTTAGATTTAATACCTCCTGGACCGGCACCGCAAAGTAAGCTTTTGGTGGTCTGCCTCCTGGATGCTTGGGCTTTGGTTTTTGCTCTGAGACTGGACTTTCGGCAGTCTCTGCGTTTAATGTCTCTTCCTTCTCATTATCAGGCACAGTTCACACTCCGAAAACTAACATAATGTATACAAAAAGCGGGTAAAGCAAGCAATTGATTTATAGTCAGATATAATCAAACCTGGGAGTATTGCCCAGGCTAATCAAGGGCATTGCCCGGGGTCAGCTCCCCGGGCAGCTAAAAGGGGGTGGGTAAGTGAGGAGGAAAACGGAGGCCGTGTTCCTGGGTGGTGAGCGCCAAGGCACGGCTAATGTCAAGCATAAACTATATCCTTTGAAAAGTCAATAGGTAAGAGTAAATAAATCTTACTCAGGCACGGAAGCGACACCGACATAACATTATAATGTAAACCCTTGCCCGGAAGAACCCCATCAATATCAGCTATAAAGATGTGGGGATTTTGACAAGTCAGGCTCAAAATAAATATTAAGGCTCAGGCGTGAGGGGGGCTTGACAACAGCCAGTAAATAGTTTAATATGGGTGTATCAAAGCTAAAAAGGGGATAAACAATGAAAGTCCAAAACATGACTAGCAACAGCACCGGGAGAGAAGTTCCAAACCAGTTTATCATCGTCGACGACCAAGGCGTTACTTACTTCCAGAGCTACAGGACAGTAATAGCCAAAGTTATGCCAGGACATCCACTACACGGTGAGGTTATCCTTGACTACAGATGGGATTGCTCAAAGACCACTGGCAAATACCGCAATCAGTTTTTAGGAGAGACACGCAAAGAAACCGAAGCAAAGATAAAAGACGGGACATATATATTGACAGACCTTAACAGTTAGACTCTTACTCTGGGGGTAACTAAGAGGGGTTATCTCCAGCGATAAAAGCCTAACAGCACCTTAACAACTCAATAGAACTGGCGGGTAGGAAGGAGTAGAACCCAATGTTTACGAAGCAACACTTTGAGGCAATCGCCCGTTATCTCCGCCCCTACATTGATTCAACATACTGCAATACAAAACCAGAACGAGAAACCGCCACAAAAATAGCCATAGATTTAGCATCCTATTTTGAAACTCAAAACCCAAGATTCCAAAGAGATAAATTCCTAACCGCCTGCAGGGTAATTAAATAAAATAAAAATCGCCCGCCAGTTCTATTGAGTTGTTAAGGAGAGGTAAGCAAATGAATAAGCAGCAACGCAGCATACTACAACAGAAGGCAAAGAAAACATACAAGCGGAACCAGTATATCAGATGGCTTTACAGTCAGGGTGGTGAAGGTAATATGGCGGAGATTGCCCGGCAGTATGGCATCACCCGGCAGGCAGTAAGGAAGATAATAAACGAGCAAGGTATATAGGGAGGGTGAAAGAAAATGAAAAAGTTTCCACGGAAACATTTAGTTATATCAACCCCCAAAATGCCAAGAATAAATCCTCATGCCACAGCGATACTACAAGATATACAGTTACGAGAACAGATGAATTGGCTCAAGCGAAATGGCTTTAAGAATGTTAGGGAAGCACAGGAGGCTGGATATTAGAATGAGGCATCATAATTTAGGCGGTAGCAAAATGATTATTCACCAAAAGCGAACTTGCGAACGGTGCAAAGCTATTGATTACCATCGCATTTACCCTATATGCCTGCTAGGTTATAAGGTAAAGCCCAAAGAATACAAGGGGTCTGTAATTGGTGCAATTCCATTAGAACCCTGCCCTAAACCACTAACATATTCTGATTACGATGTCGCAGGCCAAGAATGGGGTAAATCTCACTAACTTATAATTCAAATATGGGAGGAAATAAGGAAATGGAGAATTTAATCTTTAAGTGTCCAGCTTGCGAAGAGTCTATCACTTTAATGGATGTGATTGGACATGAGCGACTAGCAAATGCCGTAACTTGGGTTGAGCAAGCAGATATTTATGAAGAGTGGGCAAGGGCAATTAGGCGGTTTGAGATTGAACATATCTGTAAATAACTGGGGTATAACCCAATCAAATATGTATCAGGAGGGAATGAGAAATGTATGTTTATATTAAATCAGAGCCTGGTTTGTGGACTGTCGGGTTCTACTCCCCAGATGGTAAATGGAATCCTGAGAGCGACCACGATACAAAAGAAGCAGCTGCTGAAAGGGTGGCTTGGTTAAACGGTGGCTATCCCGCAAATGTAGCACCAGCCAATACTGATGTAGTTTAGCACTATTTTAATATAATGGAGAAAGGAGTAGGGGAATGGATGTTCAGGAATTATATGAATCGGGATACCGGCAAGGTAGGCCATATTGGGGAATGATTGATGGGGCTTCAATAGATGAAGGGGCTTGCATCGGTTTAACCTGCGAGAATTGCGGACACAAAGGGATGAATTACAAGCCGTTTATCAAAGACGAGACTCATTCTTATCGGGCATTTGCAGTCTGCCCTAATTGCGGAGCATCTTTTGAATTTTAGTTAGCACTAACCATATAAAGTAATAAAGAGAGGGGGTTAGCCTATGCGAAAGAAAGAGCCATATAAACGATGCCCATGGAGTAAGACAATTAAATGCTATGTAACAGACCCGGCAATGAAAGCCACCTGCCCGCTCGGTTGCCCTATCTGTAAAGGGAGTTGAGCTATGAAAATAAAGAACAAGATAGACCATAAGACAGGCCATTTTCTATGTGGTGGCTATGGTGATAAGGGTTGCGGAACTGAAGTCTTTGTGGGGGTATTGATAAGAGGCATAGTCTACTGCAAGAAGTGCGCAAATAAATTAAAGGGGGTTAAGTAAGATGATAGACCTAAAAGAATGGACTTACCTGTTTACCTTTGGCTATACACTGGATATATACGCATACGGCCACTTGAGGCTTGGCTTAGATAGGCTTACCGGCAAGAAGGTGATTAGTTATGTCGTATGATAGACGGCTATTCTTCCAGCTACTTCACAGCGCACGCAGAGTAAAGAACATATTGGGCTGGACATATCTGGCCAGGCGTGCTTACCTGCTCGGTATGATGCGGACTATGATGGAGAACTACGAGGACTACCAGATAGCTGAGAATATGAGAGACTATTGGCGCAACCAGCGGTCGGGAGCAGAATAAAAGGGGGTGAATAGAATGGGCATCAATTGGACTGAGGTAGTATCATCCAACATAGATGCTATCGGCTATGACGCCGATGAGAGAGAGCTCTATGTCCGGTTCAGTTCCGGGGCTGAGTATGTCTACCATAATGTGCCGGAAGGGGTTGTTAAAGAGTTCCTAGATGCCAGTAGCAAGGGTAAATACCTGGCAGACAATATCAAGGGGGTTTATGCTTATGAGAAAATAGGCTAACAGACGCACTACAATCAAAATCTTATCTTCATACACTAATTGTACCATAAGCCACATAATAAGTTAAGTAGCCCCACAGAATAAGTCTAATAATTTAGGTTTGCTTTTCATTTCACCCTCAAGGTTCTATAATTGTCCCTGATATATCTGGCATAGGTGGTTTTCTTTCTATCCTGACCAGAGACAAAGTATAGTGCGTTCCTGATACGCTGTGTTACTTCTCTTCTCTCCAGGTTCAGGCATTGTGCTATGTGTTCGATGACAAAGAGCTCGTCAGCTGGGTCAAAGGCGTAAAGGAACTCCAAGAGTAAACCATCTACCCCGGCACGTTGCAGACGAATGTCAAGTTCTGCTGCGATACTTGCTGATAATTCAAATGAGGCGCTGGCTTTGACTTGTCTCTGATTGATAGCTGAATCGGTATAGCCTGTCTCTTTGGGGTTTCTTGGATAACTGCCGGACCGAAGTAACGGCAGATGAGGTATGAGCCACTTCACCTGAGCCTTAGAATATCTGGTTACTGCGTGAGGGCTATACCATTCCTTCTTAGTCATATATCTAACCTCATAACAGACTGCGAACACCTTTTCGCTGCAATCTCACAATACTTCTCCTCTAGCTCTATGCCGATGCACTTGCGGTTTAACTTCTTGGCACAATAAGCCGTTGTCCCTGAGCCGAGGAAGGGGTCTAAAATAATTTCTCCCGGGTCCGAAATGTAGCTCACTAACTTCTCCCAAAGTGGGGGGGGCTTAGGGCAGGGGTGTTTTGCCCATTCTTCTGTGATGAAATTCAAAGGCACTTGCTCCAAAACATCGTGAATAACTTTCCTGTATCTACCATAGAAAAGTATTGGCTCCCAGATATTGTAACCACCTAATTTACTGAAAGACGGAGAACTGGGTTTATACCAACATAGCACCCACTTAGCCGGCGGATAATCCCATATATGAGTGATGCCTGGTGTAAAAATAAGGTTTCCCGTCAAGCGAATGGCCTCACCGAACCAAGAGGCATCGGGAATATGCCCATTACTATTTTCGTGTCTTTTACCAATATCGCCGGAAGTATATGGCGGGTCAGTCAGCACCAAGTCCACAGGCTTTGTTATTTTAGGTAATTCCTCACGGCAATCACCCTTGATAATCGCTACCCAATCATCGCCGTAAAACGGCTTGGTTATTCCATATTCTTCATACCACATATCGTTACCCATTCATCTTGATAGTAAGGTTTCACTTCCTACTCCGTGATACAGCTTTTGGTCTCTGCTTCATTATATGCTCTAACTCAGGCAACTTTTCAATCTCAGGGAACCGGCACAGTAAATCGAGTCTCAAGCCGTATGTATCCCACTGGTATTCTACTAGCAGAACCAGCGCCTTAGCTGATAGGCACTCCCAGAGCGGGTATGTTTTCCTGTCTAATGTGCTGTGCATTGTGAGCCTCTAATAACCTGGTGGTAGTATCAATCCCCCTGGGCTTACCCTCTCCCCAGGTCTGCCCCCTTTCCTAGTGGACTGACTCGCTTGCTTCTGTGCCTGTTGAAGATAGTAAGTTATGGCTACGAATAGGTCATTGTGGTGAGCACAGACTCCATACTTTGAAGTGATTGATATATTACGAAGACACCCCGGGACCGGGCAAGGTAATTGCCTCATATCCCCTCCTTATCACCCTTGAGGGCTTGCCAACAGTTGTAGCACTGTCGTCTTTTGATGCTATACTTGTAAATCCCGTGTCCACTACATTCTTCTTCACCCCATTCAATTATCCTTTCCCTCTCCTGCCTGGCGACATCTTCCCTTGCTTCCAGTAAACAGGTCTGGTAGTAAAGCTTCATTTCCTCTACCCTGCACTGGAGTAGGGTAAGGGCTTTGTTCCAAGTTGCTTCGGCTTGGTATTCAATTTGTTCTCGCCTACCTCGCATTACTATGTCTAATTGTTCATCACTCATCACCGTATCTTTCCATCCGAGTCCCTCATCAGTTAAGGGTTGGGAGAGTAACTGGGAGAGTTCTTTAGCTAAATCATCAAGCGAGGTATCAGTAAATCTCTCTAGTGGCTCGTCTGCAACGACTATATGCCAATGCCTCTCAAGTATCTTCTTTACTTCCTCAATCCTATCTGTCATTTAGTTTCCCTCCTTGCTTTCTGAATTGCTTGGTAGAGGGCTAGAGCGGGGTCTTCGTGTGTTACCTTTCCCTCGCTACCACTATACTCAACTTCTCCATTCCAGAACACATCACCACTGGGAGCCACATTCATAATAAGCCTGACATTATCCACTTTCGGCACCGCATACCTAAAGAGGCTGTTGAGGTCTATGGGGGGTAAAGAGTGACTATCATTATTATTGGGGTCGGGATTATGCCACCAATTCCTTGCTATATAGTCATTAGGTGAATTCCAACGATAGAACCCGCACCACTCCCAGAACTCCTGTAATTCCTGCTGGTTAATCTCCTGTGTCATTTTTCCCTCCTTTGGGCTTTAATGTGATAGTAACATCAGGGATTACACCGAATTGCCCTATTCTATCTAGTTCATACTCATCATTGCCAACGTAGAAGATTACTTTCATTCCCCTCGCACCACCTCTTCTTTTCCAACACTGATTGATTATTTCCTTGAATCTCCAGAGACTAATACATTTACTCCTACCCATTTCTATTTCTCCCTCCTCTCCATAATAGACAAGTGGGTGTTAGGCAAAATCTTCGTCACCCCAGTAGCCGTCAAACGGCATAGTTACTTCCCCGCATTTTTTACATACTGCGTTTGGTCTTTCTAAATTCGCCTCGCCATCAAAACTCACCCAAACATCACCAGCCTTAACGAAGCGACCGCACTTGGGACACTTGGGAATAAAACACGCAAGGCCACCCTGCCCATCTTTATAGCAAGCTAATCTTCCCTCATAGGTGTCAAAGTCCATAATCACCGTTTCCTCTCCATAATAGACAAGCGGGCTTAGTCTCCTGCCTATCATATCATTCTCCTTTGGGTCGCTGGCATAAGCTCATCGAACAAATCAAGCCTCACCATCCACTGAAGACCAACTCCCACAACTGGTATTAGCTTGCCAGATATCTCAATCCTATCATAGTCTATCTCGATAACCCTCTTGGTATCCTCAAACTCAAGGCGCCATTTCCAACACTTACCCCGGAGTGCACGATGCAGGTTGACATCCATCCCCTTAGCGTTCATAGCCCGATATATATGCCTGGTAGAGATACGCTGAAAGAAAACGCCGAAGTCTAGCTGCCCTACTACCCTGCCATCTACAAACATCGGTTCACTCATCTTTCACTACCTCATCATCCTTTATTATATACCCTACTGGCGGTGGATGGCACCCCCTACAGAGCCACCCCTTATTGCCCCAGTAGTAATCACCCGGCCAATACCAATCACTGCTACCACAAGAGCAGGGATAGTCAGGCTTTGGTGTTGTATCACTCACTTCGGGAACTCCTGTCTTAGTTTCTCAAGCATAAATCTATCATCGAATGTTCGGAAGGCAAGGCGTTCTTTAACGAATAATAAATTGCCGAGATTATCCTTCAGAAACACCGATATCCCTGCCTTATCCGCAACCTCTACTATCTCCTGCACCCACTCTATCTTAGGGTAAATAGTAGGCTTGGTCTGAGCCCCGATGATTACCCATTGAATAATCGGTTGCCCTAATAGAGTCAGCCAACTTGAACTCATAGGTATTTCCTCAAGCAATGGCTCAAGGCTGATATACTTTACCTCTGCTTCTATCTGTTGGAGATTGAACATCGCTTTGTTGAACATCTGCAATCCTGTAGCCGTCACACCCACCCAGCAGTTATCAGGGAACGGGCTGAACTTCACCAGGTTCTGGGGCTGCTTGGTGAGCAAGTAGAAGCGGTGTTGGGGTCTGCCTTTGATAACTTCAAAGATTTGTTCTTGCCAATTTTGTGGTATCCAGTCGCCGAATAATTCCCCCATATTGCAGACGAATATTCCTACTGGCATTATCGGATTGTAAGGCTTCTTTAACCTCTCCGGCCAGAAGCGGGGATAGAAGGGGTCTGTTACTACTCTATCCCATAATGAACTATTGGGGTCACGCAATCGTTGAGAAGTATCAGCAACATTATGATTCGCCAGATACCTCTGCTTCAACCGCCCATTAGCCAACTTCCTGGCGTAGCAGTAGGGACAATTATTTAAGCAACCTGTGATGGGGTTGAATGTATATCCTTGACTACCATCAGGATTACGAACCCACTCTATAGATGTCTTTTGCATTACATTACCCCCTTGCATATTGTTGTATTTTGTGTTACAATTAAATTATGGATACGAAAGAATATCATCGTCAATATTATCATTCTCATCGTGAAAAGAAGTTGCGACAAAGCAAAGAAAGCCGTCTCAGGCACAGGAAACTTTGCTCTTGTGGTAAACTCATTGATTATAGGTCTCAACATTGTAAGTCCTGCGCTTACAAGATAGCCGTTCGTTCTGGTGAGAGGCGAATTGGAAATGCTGTATATAAAGGTGGCAGGCGTGAGATAAGAGGATATATTAAGATACTCTTTCCAGAACATTCTAGAGCAGATAAAAGAGGATATGTCTGCGAGCATATATTGGTATGGGAAAAGGCTCACAATAAACTCCTGCCAAATGGTTGGGTAATCCATCACCTTAATGGAATAAGAAATGATAATAGACCTGTCAATCTCATAGCTCTCCCTGACAGGAAACATCGCCTTATTCTTTCGGCCAAAGCCAAGAGAATACAGGAACTTGAAGCATTGCTCAGTAACCAATCGCAACTCCTGTAATTCAATTTTTGTTTTGCTCATCTACAACCCCTCTTAAACTCTCCGTCATCCTTTTTCATCTTGAGTTCACTTGTCTGACAGCGTATTTTAAGTGCCTCAAAGTGAATTTCAAACATAACCTTCATTAAGATTCTCTTGTCAGCTAATCTTTGGAGTTCTTCTAAGTCAGTCATTTCTTCTTCCCCCTCTGTAAATATATCCAGCAGTCTTGGCAGAATCCCTCACTACAAGTAATCGGCTTATATGGACAGGGCTTACCTTTCATCGACTGTATTCTCATCTTAATATCTCCACGATTTCGTCAATCTGGCTTGGTTTCCAGACATAGACTTCAGGTATATTGATAAAACTACAGGTCTTTAGAAATGCTATCAGGTCTACATTTCTCGCCACTGGTATAGGCTCGGCAAGAACTGACCTCTGGCAAGCCTTCAGCGTCTCAAACCACTTCAACTGGAGTGGGTCTAACTTAGAGGCTTCATCCTTCAACTCTGCGAAAATGAGCCTACCATCACGCTCTCTGGCTACAATATAGTCAAGCATCCCCGCATAACCAGATAATGCCGTATACCAGCTGCCATCTCGCCTCATAGCTGGTCGGAAGTGACACCATAACCAGCCGAACCTCTCAAACAAGTCCTCAATCTGAGTTGAGAAGGCTGTCTCGCTAATTCCTTTTTTCATTTCTCCAAGTCCTGTATTCCGGTGAATCAATAACTATCTGCCGTCCAGCAGGGAATCTCAGCAGTCTGCTTCCAATTCGGTGCTCATCATCACCTGGCAAGTCTGTCAGGGGCTTATTAGTAGTGACTACCAGTGGCAATCCATTCACGCTCCGATAGTCTACAAGCATCATCAGGCGTTCCATTGCCCAGGGTGTAGGTGTCTGCGCTCCCAAGTCATCGAGAACTAGCAAGTCCACATTCATTAAGAACTGTAACTTGGAATCGTAGGCATCATCACCCTCTTTGCTGTATCCCCTTCGGAGTTCATCAAGCATTAAGGGAACAAAGACATATCGGGCTGGCTTGTTCCTCTCAAGTCGGCGCCGGCATATAGCAATAGCAAGATGTGTCTTACCGCAGTCAGCCCCACCTAAAAGGCAGAGCCACCTAATGTTCGAGGTTTCCTCTGCTAACTCGATTGATAACCTCTTGGCTTCATATAGAGCAGGCCAGCGTTTATCTACGCAGAATGTATCAAAGGTTAGATTGTCTGTGCCGAAGGGAAGTCCACAAAGCCTCAAGAGGCTCTGCCTGCGTTGCTGTTCATGCTCTTCACGCTTGCAATCACAGATTACAGCCCTGCTATAGTCTGGCTTTCCATCCTCACCTTTTGGGTGCAGAAGCCCAATCCCTTTACAGATAGGGCAGACTCCCTCTTCTACCGCCAGCTCATTATCTAAGCTTTTTGGTGGTGCTTTCCTTGAGCTTTTCAGTTGAGGTAGACTGCTCCCGATTTGTCTTAGCCCTTGGTCCGACAAGTGGATTTACCCCCTCTTCTCTCCAATTCTCCATTATCTTCTCAATATATCTCATTGGGGTTCGAGCATTATTCTTTATGGCTTCATCAACTGCTTTCTCAAACCACCCATCCAAGTAGTTATCAGCATAATCAACAAGGTTGTTGTAATCATGCGGGGTCAGCATTCTGCCTAGTTGGTCCTGATAATATTTAATCATACCAGCTACCTTGAGGTCATCAGTCTTAATCTCAGCCGGCGTCTTATCTTCTGCCTTGTGTTCGACAATGTGCTTCCGTATCTTAGGGTGATGAACCTCTACAGGCATAGAGTTCAACCTGTAGTTGTTGTAGAAGCTCTTGGATATAAATCTACCTCTTGGCATTGAGCCTCCTATAACCCAATATCACTCTCTGCCTCATTGCCCCAGTTAAATCTTTATAACTTCTATTCGTATCACAAACTCTTGGCTTATATTATCAAAGAATATCTCTCCCTCTTTTATTGCTTCCCTCTCTGGGTCTAAACTGAATTCGCCGTAAAACTTATCAGGGCTGTAGCGTCTCACCTTGTAGTAGGTTTCATCCTTTGCCAAATAATTGTTTTCCATCTCCTTCTCCTTTCAGCATATATCTGATACTTTTTCACCTCTTTAATTTACCAGTGGTGAACTCTTCCCAAGATAGTTTATATCCAGTCCGTTTCTCCCTGGCAGCCCACGACCTAACACAATAAGTGCAAATCCTGTGTTCTCTATACTCAACCAGCCCGTGTTCTTCAACGCCCTGATTGCTAATTCCGCAGGCTTCACAAACTTCGCACTCTTCCATTACTTCAACTAGGCTCATCTGCTTATCCTCTCATCTATGGACTTGTTAGCTCGGTTATCCTACTGGAATGAACACCGATAATCCAGACACTAACAAGTCCATAGTCAGGGGGTAAACTCAAGCCTTCCCTTTCTCAAAGGCTTCTACAAGCTCGTCATACTGCCAATTAACAAGGTCTCCCAGTTTCCTGATATTCCAGCCCTTGTCCACATTGCAGTATTTACCTATGGCTGCCAAGTCCATACCAGCATCCTTCATCATCTGCGTGATATGAGTCAATTGCTCTATGTCAATAGGTGTCTCATCTTTCTCGGCTGGCTCTACAAGTAACTCAGGCTGTTCCTCTACCACCTTATCTGTCTTGGCTTTTGGCTTAGGCTTCTCTTCTGGCTTCACTTCCTCTGCCTTATCCTCAATAACTTCACCAGTCTCAGTGGTTACCTTGCCCACATCTGGCACTTCAACATAGGCTTCATCAATAACCTCAATGCCTTCAGGCAAAGCATCAGGTGATAGTCGGCTAAAGGCATTGCGCTCACTCCGAATGAAAGCCATATTAGCTTTTGTGTTACCCTTGTCAGTTCCATATGGCTCTTTTTCCCTTGGCCACCTACCATAGCCCGGTGCCTCAAGCCCATCCTTTGTCCTCAGTTTGGTGATGGCGACTATATTCTTTGCATCAACCTCTCCGAATATCCGCTTCTGCTCATCTTCGGTCATAAGCCTCGGGGTATCATCAATGTAAGAATAAGTCCCCCTCTGTGCCATCAACTTCCGAGTGGCGTTGATGCCGAGAACTGTCGCATAGTTAGCTTTGCCATCCTTATCTTTGAATGGGATAAGGTATACCTCTTTCATTAGAGGATGTAAGCCAAAGTCCCTGCATAGGATAGCACATCGGATAATCTCATCCTTTGGTGCTCCTGGATAGACAAGGCTCAAGATATGTTCAGCCTGTGGCTGTGTAAGCTGGCCGTGAGCCGGCATCTTTTGGAGAGCCTTTGTAGCCTTTGCCCCTACTCTGTTTTCCATTTCTACCAACCTCCTTATATCAGATTCGTAGTCTTCATCTTGCGCTTGGTATTCCCTCACAATACCTTCGTGGTGACTTGCCGGTGGGCTTGTTGGCCAGTTATGGCAAGCGAGAAAGACCTTACCTGATTCTCTATCAAGGAATATGTCTAGCCTTTCCCCGCATATCGCACACTTGTTCTTTCTGCGAAGCTTGTCCAAGTCTTTTCTAGTTCTTGTTTCATCTTCATAAATCGGCATCTTACCTCACCTAATATAGAACGCTGTGCTTAACTCATATAAGAGAACACCAGCCTTTTCAAGTTCCTCTTCGGTAATAAGCTTGCCCTTGACCTGCCCCTTGAGTGCATTGATGTCTATGGTTTCCTTGACGCACAGCTCAACGAACTTAGGGAAGTTCTTTTTGAATGGCTCGAGGTTATAGACAGGTGTTTTCCGCTCATACTGGACACCATAGCGTTCTCCCTCCAGGTCCTGATAACTGCCGTGTGCCTTTATCGCTTCTCGGATAGCTGTCTGGACTTCAGCAACTCTCTCCGATTGAGCACTGATTTTCTTAATCAGGTCAGTATTGTTCTTTTTGAGTTCTGATTCGAAAAAATCCAGCTTACCTTGTTCATCGGAAAGACTATCAAGCAGTTGCCTGACTTCCGGCGGATTACAGAGATTAACAGCAGACTCGGAAAAATCCTTTGGCTTCATCACCTTTACCCCCTTTTAGTTTAGCTTTAATCTAGCTTACCTTTCCACTTCTTATTGATTAGCCATATTCTTGCACCAGAGATGCCGAATATCTTGCCAATCTCTTTTAGCGAAAAATCTGGTCGCCTCCTGACCATCTCAACGATAGCCTTGTTTCTTTCTATCTTGGTATTGGAATCATATTTAGGCATACTATTATTATAACAGGATTTGTCGAAATGTCAACCCTTTTTTCAACCATTTTTGTAACGATTTATAAAAAAGAAAACCGCCCACAATTAAGCGGGCGGTAATACCTTTCTACTTATATAGCCATAAAAGCGTCAGAAATCAATTCTGTGCGTTGTCAGGGGCTACCAGTAAAAGCCTTCCACAACGCCACTGCAATAGCTGCTGCGCCAGCAGCATAGCCACTAAGAGTTTTCTTGTCGGGCTTGTTTCTTTCTTTCTGTAATGTCTCAGTAATAGCTATCCTTCTGGAGTGGTCTTCAAGGTGGGAGTTGATTCTGCTCAGGTGTGCCTCTTGAGCCTCGGTGAGCTTCCATATATTGTTGACTCTCTCATCAAGGCGGATTAACAGGTCATCCCTTTCGGCTGCTTTCATGGCTAGTCTCCTTTAATCTTGCAAATCAAGCCCATGGCAGTAATCCAAGTAGTTAGGGCTTCCTGCACCCTTTATGTTTCCTGTGAAGCTGGGGCTAGATGGGTCAGATATATCAACCGAGCTTACACCCGAATAGTAGTTGGCAATAAAAAGGTAGTTGCCTGACTTTTTGAGGTCATAAATCTCATAACAGTAAGTCCAGGGAGAACTATCATAAACCCCACCATGATAGGATATGGCATCAGGGTCAGTTATGTCTATGACAGTTACCCCATGTTCGCCATTAACCCCAACATAGGCAAAGTTACCGCTTACAAGAACCACCTGTGCCGTATTCAAGTAGTTAGGGCTGCCAGCCCCAGCCAGAGAACTCCTGGTAGTAGGATTAGTTGGGTCGGTTACATTCCAACAGACTATAGCATCATCTACCTCAGCAACTACATATAGGTCAGTTCCATTGATAGCCAGTCCCCTAGCATTATTGAGATAGTTAGGCGAACCAGTGCCAGTTGTTCTTGAGTATAGGGCGATACTGCCTAGATTAGTTATGTCCAGTATTATGAGGGCATCTGAACCTGTGCAATAGAGCGTATTGCCACTCTTTGCCATGTGGTATAAGCCATAGGTTTCGTATGTCCCTGCCTTAGTGGGAGTTGCAGGGGTAGATACATCAACGACAAATAAGCCATTAGCACGACAGGCAATATAAACGTAATCCTCGGACTTTATGAGGCTATGGCAGTCATTAAGGAGATAGGTAGGGTCTTGGGCATCCCCAGGTATTATTCCCCCAACTCTGGTTATGGCAGTCGGGTCGCTGATGTCAAAGATACTAAAGCCATCATTACCATCGTTAGAGCAAGTATAGGCATAAGGGTAAGCGATTACCACATCATTAACAGTCTGTAAATAGTTTGGGGAACCAGTTCCACTCAAATTTCCCAGATATGTTATATTTGTCGGGTCAGAACAATCCAGCACTGTTAGAGAATTATCATCCCTTGCTGCCACATAAGCATATCTTATGGCTACTGCACTCAAAGACCTCTCATTCCCATCCTCATCACCAAAAAGCAGAGTTTCGCCTTTGACCTTTATACTGCCGAAAGTCCTGCTACCACCAGTGAGAGTGCCTTCCTTCCTTCTCTCGGCACCGTCATTGTCTACCCAGTAAAGATAAGTCCCCTTGACCTTCAAGTTCCAGCCTGTCGGAGTTTCACCTGTGGCTGTGCCAGCAATTAGTTGTTCAGCACTGTCGGCGTGGGCAAGGAAGCTGAGCTTTTCGCCCTTGACCTTTATCTTCCTGACTGTCATTAAGCTGCCTCTGATGGTATATTCATTTCCCGAGAAGCAGTGAGTTTCATAGAGTAGAAGTCTATAAAGTCCCTCATCCTTTGCTTGTCATAGTCTACCTGCCATACCTTGTCATCCCAAAGAGTGTCAATGTTTTCTTTGTTAGTTAATGCATAGGAAAGGGCTTCGTTAATCCAAGATTGTAGCTCGAACAAACGTGCCTTCATTTGCTCAACAGCGAAACCCTCCCTTTCGCCCTCCGTTTCAACAGAATATCGCTGCAAGGGCAAAACACCTGCCGGAGTCCTGCCGAAGCCAATGTGCATATTAAACTGACCCGGCTTATAGTATTCGGTGATGAACCCGACATTGCCAGCTCTCTCATCACCTGCCCTGGCGTCAACAAAGTTCACATAATCATAAATCTCTTGTCCGAAGTGAACAAAGGGGAGAACGCCAGAACCTCTCTCATCTTCCATCTGCCTCTTAGAAAGCAAGGCGTTAGCAAGATTCGTGCATTGGGCATCACTGGTGGCTCTCGTAGTATGGGTCTCAATCTCAAGCATATCGGTCAGGTCAGCACTGGCATCTTTGGCAAAACCAGAGTAATTACCGTCAAAGTCCTTAAAGATAATATAGTTCGGCGAGACTATCCTTCTTCGGAAACGCTTGCTGAAGAAGTTATGGTAATCCCTGCCTTGGACTAAGCTATATTCATTATCATAATCAGTGCCTGAAGTCGTAGGATTGAAGATATGGATTTCTTCATCGTTCCCTATCCTGGACACGCAATCGGTATATCTCAGAAGCTCCTTCCACTTAGACAGCCGGGTGTCATTCTCGTTTACCCTGAAGCTATCAGCAGGCTTAAAGGAATCAATCAGGTCATCCTCACTATCAAAGGTAATGGTATATGCAGGATAGTTTGAATAGGGAGTATTCGTTCCATCTGTCAGGGTGGTATCGGCCAGCCCTGTAAGCAAATCCTTGACAGTCTGGGTATCTGTGCTTGCCAGAGTAAGAGTAGACTCCGCTTTATGCTTCCCCATTCGGTCAAAGATTCCCTCAAGAGATAGGCTACACTCCAATCGGTCCCGATAAGAATCTCTCTGCTGACCTACTACCCAGAGGGGGGGCAAGGCTATCCATTCCTCGCCGGCTTTGGTGATTAGACCACGGCTGATGACGGCTTTGTAGCCTTCCAAGTCAAGACCGTGGAGAGTCTTATCCGTATCATCGAGCATTACCTGTCCCTTATGGCTAAACGTCTGCCGTGTGTGCGATAGCTCTTTAATCCTGGTCAGGTCATAGGTATAGGTATTGGCTCCATAAGTCAGAACACATCGGATTAGCAGGTGCTTGCCGAGTATAGTTCTACTTCTCTGCGCCCTGAGTAAAAATGGCCCGATATCTATCATAATACCCTACTCATTTATGCCAGCCCTCAATAGGAAGTGACCAGCATAAAAAGAATGTTTCCCTCCATCAAGAGAATCTACCTCAACCTGATAGTTGCCTACGACACTGGATGCAGTGGTTGCATAGTAATATTCGTAGACTCCTGTATCCCCTTCAACCATCGCAGCCTCATCCACAACAACAGTGCCATCAGGGTCTTTAATACTTATACTAACACTGGTAGCTGCAACCAAAGCCTCATCATCATCATAATTGTAGTAAATAATCCTGACATCGCCACGCCTAGTAAATTCTGTCTGCACCCTGATAGCCATAATTATACTCC